CTTCTTCATCTCTTCAAACGTATGGTCTTTCGCTAAGAACTCTTCACATTTTGCAATGACGTTATTGCATTCCTCAATAATATCATCATTGGTCAACTCAAAGCGATAGATCCATTTACCGTTACTCATACGGCAAAAGGCTACAGATTCATCATAGATCCATTTACCTTGCTTGACTTCTTCCATAAAATTATTGAACATGGATTTGCTGTCTTCATCAACAAGGATATCAGGATTCAATGAATAAAACTCTATATTATCCTTTGCTTCGGCTAATGCACCTTTAATGAGACGAAGTGCTTCTTCCTTCGTCGTGACTCGTTTATAAATGTATGTTGAACAACTCATATCTTTTAATTATTAATCTGGATTAGTTTCTTTGATAATTCTGTTTTCCCATTCTTTAACCGTTTTAGGATATACTCTATTTTTACATGACCTAAAATAGTCGACTTTCTGCTTACCTTCAGCAAGAATCGCATCAATTTTCTTTTTATCTTCTTCTGATGGATTATTATTGCATTTTTTCAGAATGGTGTTTATCTGCTTAGAATTGTTTATCATTACAGCTTCTGCAGAATCAGTCCACTCGATATTTTTACTGTCATGGTGTACAGTATGGCGATGCTCAGTGATGACAGCCATGTAAACAAGCTTACCTGTATTTGATCGCTTGTAAAGTATTTTTGTCCAAGGATCATAGTCAACTTCGACCAAATACATGAGATAATTATATTGATTAACATTAGCTGAAATCAGACGCTCATACGGATTGAGATTAATATGCTCAAATTCCTTATCAAAGCTGTCCTCGTTGTTTTTGTTTCCACAACTAGTCAGCACCACTAATATTAACGCAAATAAAATAGTAAAAAATCGTTTCATAACTCTCTATTATAAGGATTAAAAAAGTGATTAGAATTCAACATTTTACGTAAACCGTTTTTAACCAGATACGCATCAAGTTCTTCGTTAGTGTTAAACACGTGTTTAACAAATTCACCAGTCATGAATTCAATAAACACATGCGGGAGGATGATGATGCGTTCTTTGTTGATCTCAGGTTTATATGCATAAATAGAAGCTCCGAATTTATCGTACTTTACCGACAAAAAGTCAGTTAACCATCCAACAAACGTATTATTATCTACGGTTCGGACAGCTAAACTATTGCCTATACTTTCAACCTCTTCAACTTTGTAACGAGCTACATCGAGTGTTCCAACAGTAATACTGGCAATTGCTTGTTTTGAAAAAAGTCTTGTTTCTGCCATCTCTACATATTATTGGTTTTGATAAAGAGCTTTCAGTTTATCTGCTCCAGGAAAATCTGCCATACATGAAGTAGTTGGCTTAACAATGTCTCTTTCTACCGTTCGTCCCGACTTCGTTTTTGCAACCTTGGGAATGTCAACGGTAACGATATTTTCAGTCAGATGTTGACGGATCTTATCATTTTTTGCCTTATTGTACAAACGAGTATATAATGCAGCAAAGTAGATAATATCGTTCATGGTGAAATTGGGGAATAAATCAACCATGTTCTGAGACAAAGTTCCCAATACCATCTGAGTAAGCAAAGGCACACGTCCACCTAGATGTGCTATACTATAAACCAGTTGCGTTGTTTCAGTGAAATCCCGGATGGTTTCTGACATATCATTAATCTTTTTAGCCATCTCAGGATTGAAATATGCATAGATATTGTTTCGAACTTCAAACATCTTGTTGAAGTCTTCCCAAATATACAGCTTGTTCTCTTTAAAGACTCGAACAAACGCACCCTTGTTGGTCTTGCAAACAATCCTAAAATGGATGTCAATATCATCATTAATAGATAATGTCTGTTTGATATTTTCAGTCGTACTCATAATATAAATAAATTGTTCGTTATTGATTTAACTCTGCAAATTTAATGCCGAGTTTTCAATAACGAACAATTTATTTCGCTAAAAAAAGCTAAACCTTAAAGAATAAGTGAAGCTAAGAAAGTAATCAAGAGAACAAACATGCCTCGACCCGTCTTAAACTCTGCACATGATTCTTCAAAGTTCTTTTTTGTGAACATATCATTAACCTTTAAAAAATACGGTTTGTTACCATTTTTATTAACGATAAGCATCACAACGAATGTCACGATCAAAGCAGAAATAGCTGCTGAAATAATACTACTAATCATAATCTAATAAATTATTAAATTTAACCTATGAAATTTTCACAGCTATTATATTGTATTTCTTCAGTATTGTCTACTTCTATTATATATTATGCTTTATACTCCCAAAATTCTATAGTTATATTAAGGTCTTTAAAAATTGTTTTAATCATGGTAAGTACTACATCCCAGTTACCGCCGCCTCTACCACATCCAAACATAAATGGAAAAGCGATAACTTTAATTTCTTTATGGTTCTTAATGTAGTTTGCTAAATACTTGAATGCAGTGTCTAAAGCATCATATGACGTATACTTCTTTCCATCATAACCATAATCAAATTGACCAAATACATTTACAGCATATTGAGTTTCATTGATTTTTACAATTTGGGCTTTACCTAAAAGATGGGAAGAGTTATCAGTTTCAGACCATAACTGAATATACTCATGGTATACAATAGGATATTTTTCTCGAACAAACTTAGCTGCTCCAGACTTCATTGCACCCTGACAGTTGACCTGATGAATAATCATCTGTCCTTCCGTCGTTAAAAAATCACCTTTCTTATATAAAATTTCCATATTCCTTATTTTTATTTTTTGCAAAGTTAATAATTAAAAATGATATAACTATATATTTAACAATGTTTAACAAAAAAAGTTTATACCAAAATAAATAATAAAAGCTTTATCTAATATGAAATTAAAGAAAGTTTTCAGTGTTATAAGTCATATCATTGAAGGCTATATAACATGGATTAAAGATTTAGTAACAGGTATGACTAAACAAATTTATAAAGACAGAATGTAGATTTGCAATGGCTGTGAACATAATGTCCATGGCATTTGCGAATTATGCGGTTGTGTACTAAAAGCAAAAGTTAGAGTAGATTTCATGTTAGATGAAGAGGACAAAAGTATAGACGGATGTCCTGAAAGAAAATGGTAATTAATTGAATTATGGGATGGACCGATAAAGGAAGTGGAAACAGAACATTAGCAACAACAATATCTAAGAACGGCGTAAATAACTTTATTTATGGCGATGATGCACATACCGATGCAGCAACATCTGAACTTGCTTTTGCTGGTGTAGAAAATGGCACAACTTTTCAAAGTACATTTGAATTTGAAACACCTGAATGGATAACAGGTGTTTCTGCAGTTGAAAATTCTAATAGCTCTAGTAATTAGAAATATTATAACTTAAAATTTAATGTTAGTGCTAACGGTGAAGGTCAACCGGCAAGGTCAGGAAATATTGTTATTAAATACCATGAACAATCTCTTACTTTAACTGTTAATCAAGAAGCAGGTGGAACTGCAACAGGATTTATATTATATATGAATAGTGATACAAATTATTCAGATACTTTAGCGGCTATAAAAGTAAATGGTAGTAATGTTACTCCACCAGCATCAAAAAGTATATAGATATTTACATCTGCAACACCGCCAAGTACTAATCCTGGTCAAATAACCATTGAAATATAGCCTTTAGACCCCTCCGGAACTTCAAGTACATTTTACCTATCATTTAATACTAACAATACATATAATAACAATAATATTGTTTATAATGATTTTACCGGTTAGCCAAATCCATTACCTAGCGGATTATCAGCATTTCAATATCTAACTTCTAATAATACTGTATAGATAAAAGTTGATCGTAATAACACAGTTTGGGAAGATATGGTTGATGATGTTTCTTGCGGATAGAAATTTTATAATCCTTCTGATGCTATATATCCAACAATCAATATCTATATATCAAATAGACTATTGCTCGTTACCTGGCAATTGAATTATATCTTTGTCAATAACACTGACTGCCAAATTAATGATATATTAGTAGAGATAGCTACTCCATAGATTTACGGTACCGTTGGAACACTAGAAAATCAAGGCACATAGATTGATCCATATGATCAATTCGGTAGTACTACTACAATATCTATTAAATAGTCAGAAATGAATACATTATTCACTTTAGATCCAGGACCTAATGGAAAAGGTTATAAGCAATTACATATTGAAGCTGCAACAGGAACTAAACCTATAGATTAGATAGATGTATATTGTGGAGCTTATAGATATAGTTAGAACTATTCAGATCCTTTTTATATCTATATTCAATAAAATAAATATAATAAATTAAAATAAAATTATGGCACATAATATACCTTTACAAATACTTGATGAATACGCAAAAAGCTTGACAAATAAGCAAGCTAAAATGTTGTATGAACACAAGTTAAATAAAAAATATAAAAAACAGCTTAATGAAGGCATGTAGTATCAGTCAAACAAAAGTAATAACATAATGTTGACTGAATTCATGATCAAAAAGGCAAAGACAAATATAGGTACCATTATTGAAAGATATGCTAACAAATATGGAATGCAGTATAATATTTTCAATAACGGCATACATCTGTATACACCATTATATGAAAATTATGTTTGTTTATTATCAGACCTTATTAATGATGGTTTTGATAGAGGCTTACTAATATCGATGGTCAAAACAGAAGACGAAAAACAGTTAATTAAAAAATTATAATATAATAAGATGGCAAAGATATTAAAACGTAAGAAATTGTTTGAAGAGGATTTTAATCAAACAGGACAAACTACTCAGCAGCCTGCTTAGCAACAACAGCCTGCTTAGCAATAGCAACAACCTGCACAACAACCTGCACAACAACCTGCTTAGCAGCAACCTCAACCTCAACCCCAACAATAGCAGCAACAGCAACCCCAACAATAGCAACCACAGCAACAACAATAGAACCAACAATAGCAAAATAATGATATTCAACAACGTGTAGCTGAGGTTCTCAAAAAAATGGAAAATGCATATTGGGCAATAAGTAATAATGTTCCTGAGGAAATACAGAAATCAGTACCTGAATTTAATAAGGATAATGAACAAGCTAAACCTATAATCGATTTATGGGAAAAGTTTAAGGGTGATCCAAACTAGACTACATATAATGCGTTTGTTGATGCTTTCAAAAACTTTGGTGTTCCACAACAAACTGAGTAGAATCAACAGCAACAACAAGCTATCAATGCTGGTTATATCGCAGATTTTGATTTTAGACAGGCTTTATAGGAAAACCTTAACAGATATAGCAAAGAGCAAATGATTATAAACAGTCTTAACTATTATTACGATCCTGAATAAAAATAATAAACGGAGTTATGGCAAAGCAATATAAATACGTTTATGATTTGAATTCAAAAAAACTTATTAAGAAAAAGCTGAACGAAGAAGATAATAACGTTACGACAGATACGACTCAATAGCAAACAGATCAAACTACAACACAACAGCAAACTGTTCCTAACTAGTCAATTGAATCTAACTAGGACTATCAAAAAGTTTAGATTGAAAAATAGAACAGAGATAAGAAATATAATGACGATATTGCTACTCAGGAAAAGTTATTGCAGGTTGCTCAGGTAAACGCATCTAAAAACACATAGAATGGTCCGTATGACCCTGTAACTGTTGACCCTAATGTTATTGCTATTCAGAGAAAAATAAACGATATAAAGAAACAATACGCTATAGATTTACATACTATAGAAACAAAACGTTTAGACCTTCTGACAAGTCTTTCTAAAACAAATGAAAGATGGTATTATCTTCCTGATAAGTATAAAGATTTGAACGAGTCAAACATAAACAACGCAAAAGTATATGTCAATTCATTAGTTGGCAATGATGATAACAGGAAAATCCTGAAAAATATGTATGATTTCAAGAGAGTGTTCAAAAATACGGATCTTCTTTATGGAAAAGATCATAACGGTTATTTCGTAGTCGCTATTGATAGTGAAGACCTGAATAAACTTTCTGATACACTCGAAGAAGAAGGATATTTGAGAGATAATATATTAGATGCTATCATGCCTCAAATTCTTGATAGAACTTCAATGATTAAATAAAAATAAAGGTTAGATATTAAAAATCTAACCTTTATTTTTATTGTTGATAAACATCTGCAATTCCAACAGCTCTTATAATATCTGTTACACCGTTAACATAGAAATCGACAGTTAACTGTAAAATACCTAAAAGCTTTCTTCCGTCGTAATTTGGCTCAACTGAACTAATGGATCCTTGCTTTTTATCCATAAGCTTATATTGACTTATAACCAAATTAGCTTCATTTAATGTATCCGCCTGAATATGTTCAACTTCACCTTCACTTCTATCTGCAGTATAAGATATATTCGTTATATAGTCTCTTATGATATATTCTTGCAATTCTTCTATACCTTCAGCAGGTAAATCGTTAACAGTAAAAGTGAAATCATAAATTCTTGTCGTCTTTGAATAACCATATTGATATATGTCAATATCTTCAATTATTTCTGGCTATATTAAGTCTCTATCACTTGTGTTATCAAACGTAATCATCGCTTGAATTTGAGTAGATATAAACTTGTGCGGCTCAGTTGCTTCAGGAACAGTTACCTTAACTTTATTACCTCTTGCTTTCTTTCCGGTTTTCGATAATAAATCAACTGTTGCACCTTCATTATGGACTACGGTACCATCATTATAGTATATCGTATAATCGATGTTTACCGCATAAGTATCTTCTCCTGCACCTGTTTCATTATTCGTGAATGTAGCTGTTTCACCATCTGCCCTCATAGTATGCATAATACTTATTGTTGAGTTAAATCCGACTATATAAACATCCCTATAATAGATTTCCCTTGTATATTGCTCAGCACGATTATAAATAGCGTCTTCGTTTATATCAATAAACATAAAGCCGTCAGCATGGTTAATCAAAGCATTACCGTAAACATCTGTTACTGTCATATTAGGCGATTGTGTTCCTAACAATTCTGGTCTTATCGGTAATATTGGATTACATGATTTAAATATCGTCTGTTTATTAACAAGATTCAAGTAAAGATTAGGTGAGTTATCAAGTTCATCTATAATATACGACTACCAATCCCAATCAATCCTTAACGGTACGGAAACATCATCACCATTATTGTTATAAAATTCCGTTGTCAGTGTTTCTTGTTCTGGATATGGTCTTAATATCGCAATCCTATCTTTTTTAATAGTTACAGGGAAATCTCTATAAACATATAGATTATCATCGCTATTAAATATTACACTTACATCAGTATAAATGTGTTTTAGCATATATGGATCATACTAACAAACTGTAGCAGAATATGTTGTATCTAAGTAATGATTAAATAACAATGGTAAATGTTCATAACTTACTGTTATTTCATTCGTTTCTGCCCCATTATAGTAAGCTACTGACTCTTGACCGATTTCACTAACTCTTAATGTGTACTATGCAGCTCTTAAATGTGCTGGACACATTTTTATTATATAAGGATTAGACGTCAATAAAGGCGATATGTTATCTAATTCTACATAATGTTCAGCCTTATTATGGTATATCTTATTATTAAGTTTGTATAAATCAATAATACCGTCAAGGGTATAAACTATACTTCCGTCAACAGTCGATACATCTGTAACCCTTAAAATATACTCATTGTCAATAGCATTATCTGTATATCTGTTATGTATCTCCTCCTCAGTCGAATAACATATCTTAACAACTTGGTTTTCAATAAAATGCTAAGAGAAGTCTTTAACATAAGTTAAGTTATCTTTATAGTTTACTGAAATATCTGATGTATCTAATATTAATTCATTAGCAGGATATACATACCCTTGTATATTTTTATTGGATTCTAATGTCCTTTTATTTTTTAAATCAGCAAGAATTCTATTTGGGTCTGTATCTAATGGGGTATAAACTGATATTTTTGATTTATTATATGTATAATCCATATATTCTGGATCATCCATATTAGGTGCTTTATAAATACTGGTATCAAGAACCTCCAATGGATAAGCGTCAGCCAGAATCTCTTTCGATAGGTTATCGTATACACATAGTCCAACATAACTTGAGTTAATTAAAGTATCTGCATTCGGATTTTCATCGCACAACGATATAGTAAACTAAACAGGATGCGATAAAGCTGCTGAAACTCTTGTTGCTCTTTCAGTAAAATTATTAAACATAATAAAGTCACCAGTTTTCGGCAGTTCCATAGCATAAGATATAGAATCATACTTAATCTGATTATCTGTATCTAAAACAGGGTCTATATCATATATTCGCCAATTCTGAGGATACATTGCATAACCAGATTTCATGTAAATATCATCAAATAGCTGCTGTTTTTCTTCGGTTTCCATTGGAATACCATATCCTGATTTTTCATAGAAATCTTTATCGTTCCAAACAAAATCTTGATTAAGAATAATATCTACAGGAATAGGATTACTCTAAACCTTTATAGTATCATCAGAATTATTAACAAATATATTATTATAGTGGTCAAACGCATTAACTTGTATAGTGTATTCGCCCAATCTGTTAACATTTACATCAACAAATTTGTTCACAGTCATATACTAGTCCATTACACTTGTATCAAGAAACTTATCTTCCGCTGGATCATTAATAAATCCGGTCTTATCAAAATAATAAATAGGAACTCTATCTGATAGATAGGTATAATACATATCTATTTCTTGTTCACCTTGTTCTATATCGTAATAATATCCGAACCTTATTTCTGCACCTTGTGCTTTTCCAACGTTTATTTCAGGAGATTTATTTCTGAATATCATTCGGCCTTCAAGAATCTCAAGAATATAGTCACCTTCTAATACCTAATTAGTATTCCTGATAATATAATTATGCATTATAAACATTGGAATATTCCACTTATTCCTTGCACTGTAAATTAAATTTGAATTAAGTCCAAAGTAATTTCCGTTTGTATCGTCGTCAAGATTTAATGCGGCACCAAATATATTTGACTGTGTAGTAGTTGTAGGTATAGGTGCGAGATAGATTTTCTGTAGCCCTCTATAATCGTCGACTTCATTATTTCTGCTCTTAAATACATAATATTCTTTACCTGTATACTGGTCAATAACTGTGTTTACTGTATAGCAAACATTGTTTTTCCAGTTGCCGTGGCAATATCTTATATTCGCTTTCTTAACCTCTATTAACGGAAGTTCATCAGGCTATATCTTGCTTTCCTAGTCAATATTGTTATAGAATATTATCTTATTATCTCTAACTAAAATCGGGTTTGTGATATAATTTTTATCAGTGAACTCCGCAAGTGTTCCGCTTTCCACTTTATCAAGCTGTAGTCTGAATTGGTATTCAGTAGCTGCAACAGGGGTTTCAAATGGAGGTGATATATAAATGGTATGACCGTCTATAACAAGTTCATCGTTAATGAATTTTTCTATATTCCAATCTTCATAATCTTCAATAGTCAGATTAGTAAACTCATTCAATGTACATGTAAGCATTGTGCTTGAGTCTAAAAATGCTCGGCTTGTATCTACGAATTTTGGAGTAAACTTTCCTTCTGAAGTAAAGTCCTATATATAATGCTCTGTAACATATGCCTGTGTCTTTAATCGTTCAATGACCAAACCTTCACCGCATATATCTGAGATATAACAGTTAACACCAAGTATATATTTTTCAAGCCATTCTTTTACTGAATATAGCTTTGCTAATACTTCATTTGTCCTATACTGGTAAATTGGTATAGTATTTGGAGTTTGAAAATACTGTGAAGCATCCTGTGGAGATTTTATCCAAGTAAATATTGTCTTAGTATTTCCTTCATCATCTGTTACAGATTTACGGGCACGAATAGCTGTAGAACCATCTATATAATAAGTAAGATTTTCACCGTCAACATCTTCCATTTCATTTAAATGGTAAATCATTGTCAATCGGTTAAGTTTCTTGTATTTTTCGAACTCTCCGAAATCAACATTAATCCTTTTGAGTTTGGTCTATAATGATTCGCCTTTCTGTAAATCATAAGCTTGTAACGTTATAAACTTATCTCTACCGGTTTTATCTTTTATCTTATACCATTCCTTAAAAATAAGATCATAATATCCTAAGAATCTAACCGCACCGAGCAAAGCTTTATACGTTCCTACATAAGGAAATATATTGTCATAGTTAATCATTAATTCTTTCGATTTATTATTAACTAATATCCAATCGACACCTTCTTCATCTGGGTCAGACTCTCTGAAAACTCTTGAATATTTTTCTGGATCTGGAATACCCATATTACCAAGCAACGCTCTGTAACGTTCGTCTTCACCTTCGACTTCTGTAAAGAATGTTATTAAACCTAACAGATAATCATCATAAACAAGTCTTTCTTCTGTTTCACCGGATTCTCCATCTATAAAGACTTCTTCTGTATACTCATGACGAATATACATAGCCATAATATTCTGATAGCAACCTTCCAGTTCTGCTATAAAGCCAACAGCGAAATTCAAAGGATCATCTGTATTTTCTTCTGCGACATATTCTTTATCCCATATAATATCAGCAATAGTATTAGATGATATAAATCTCATTTCTGAATCATTCTAAAACCTAAACATAAAATTCCACCCTGGACTGTTCAGTTTAGGCCTTATAGGATCCGCACCGGTATCTTCAAGCATAATAATCGTATTAGCTGCAACGAATTCTGTAGAAACTCTGTCTTGCCATATACATCCTTGATAACGAATACCAGGATACAACGATTTTTTAGCTTCACCAGAAAAGTTAGTCTAAATCAATGCATCAAGAATATCGTTATATGTATGGTCTGGTACAACTGGAGCTGGAGCAAGTGTAATACCTTGGTCTTCTGCTTCATATGTACCTACATATGCATAAACATCTTCTGTGTTATTACTTACCCATTCCTCATAATCAATATTAGAATCATTAGGGTTTTCTGAAGTATTTGTTACAACATTCTATGTTTTGTTTATAATACTGAAGTTATCAAAAACAACTGAAACAGGATAATCCATAATATACGATTGTTCAAGCGTATTAAATGTAATACGTATATTATTGCATATCCTTTCCCGTTCTGTATGAGTATATTCTTCAATTACACCATTAACGACTCTTCTGTATCTTGTCTTTTCATAAGATTCTGATGGAGGCGTTAAATCCATTAAAAGAAGATCTTTAACTGATTCAAAACTGCCACCGACTGTATATGTTGTTTTATTTGGATCATTAAACTGTATAGTAACTGTTTCATCAAAACGAACTTTACCGTGTTCATCTACCATAATTTTAGGATTCGACAAATCAAGTGTTCCGTTTTCATCGATCCCATACATAATATGACCTTTTATGTCTGATATAAATAGATGTTCAACTATCGGATGGGGAATAAGCTCCCATTCGACAGTATATATTTTGGTCAAGGGTACTTCATACCCTTTTTCTGTGAACATTAAAAGTTTATCTAAATTTGGCATAGTCAGTTACAATTAGTTTATATTTTTTGCATTTTTGTCATATGTATATGCATATGCAAGCTTTATTTGTTTAACCTGTTCAATAAGCTCTTCTATCAATTTTTCAATCTATCTAAACAGCATATCGTTTACCGGGTTTCCGAATAATTCTGGAGATAAAACGTTTTTCAATATATGGTGTTTATAATCATATCCCAAATTTTTATAGTCGTCATACATGTGTTTTTCCTTTTCTGAGAACGACTTGATATAATTAAGTCTTGGCATAATTTCATTAAATTCCCATTTAACTATTTATTTTGTTATTTTACTAATATCAAATAGAATAAATAAAATAAAAATATTATATGCCAAAACAGTTATATAAAATCGGTATAATTGATAAGCAGACCGGTAAAGAAATCACTAAATTTAATATATCTGGGTTTGACTTTAATGATGCGGTGAGTAAATTAAGTTTAAGCCAATATGCAGATCTATGTAACCTTGATAAATATCATGTTGTAAATTTAACAGAAAACAAATTAAATCGATATAGTATGAAAAGAAATAATAAAGCATTATACGAATAGATAATGCGTAACGTATCAAAGCAAGTAAAGAAAGCTTTGAATGAAGAATACTGTGATTTATATCCAGAAAAAAGTGACTTAGTAAATCTTCTTGATGATATCAGAAACACTTCAGGGGATCAAATGGTTTTAGATGAAATCATCTAGATTTTAAGTTATGATGAACTACTCAAATTAATGCAAGATTTAGCATAGAATTGGGGTGAAAGTTGGTTTGATGAAGATGAAGATGATGAACCTGTAGATCCTGAAGATGTAGTAGACGTTGGTTATGGTCCATTAGGATAAAATATAAAAATAAAAGAGACTTAGATTTTACTAAGTCTCTTTTATTTTTACTATTGGTTAACGACTATGCCTAGACATTTTTTCTCGTTCAGACTTATATCTATTAAAGCATATTCATAAGCATCATCTTTATTATGTCCGAATAACACATCAACACCTATTGTCCATTTGTTTGCGTTATAATAAACATTAGAGAATATCTCATAATTTATCATCTGAATAATCTCCTCTTTATTACAGTTCATAGTAAACAGATATTTCTCTAAATCGCATCCGAACATAGGTGAACCTAACACTTGTCCAGGCCTTGTACCTAAAACTACTTTTATTTGTTGTAATATGTTTATTGCTTCATCCTTAGATTCTATCTATAACTCATAATCTAAGTCTGTCGGCAATTTGCAATATATCTCTCTTATCATGTCAACTGTTTATAATTTTCTAATGTCAAGTTTTTATTAGATGTGTATTCTATTAACGTTATGTTAAATGCTGATACTGATTCTAACGACTGTTTGTCAGAATAAACTGTACCATCTGGTGAAGTAAATCCTCCTCTGATCATCGGCAGAATATCTTGAACAGCCCTTGTATTTCCATTCATATTCTGGTATTCTCTTGTCAGAACAATATCACCATATTCATCAATTCCATAAAAATCTTTCTTACAGTATATATTCTGATTTTCAACGTCAGCATCAAACCAAACTTTTACAGAATCAATGCCGTCAATTTTTTCAAACAATGCAACTATATCAGAAACAGGTATTATATCTTTTCGTTTAAACCCGATAAGATAATTAGATAACGCATTCAAACATGTCGTATAAATGCTTTGTAAGTTATAACCGTTCCAGATTTTAACCTGAGCATTAACAGCGAATCTCGGAGTTTTCGGTGCCAACAGTTTATTTTCAACTGTGATAACTCTTTGTCCAGAATTTTCAATAAGGTTAATTATATTTTTCTGTTCATCACTTGTTAATGTAAATAAAGCTTCGTCACATAAGAAATAATTGCTTGAAGACGATATGCGTTTTGCTAAGTCAGGAATAAGTAAGATGTATATCGTATTATCAGCTAAATGGGTATCTTCGATTTGTTGCTATGCGAAATTCCTTTTGCTTAATGCATCTTGCAAATTATTATACAGTTCTTTTGCTTCATCTGAATCACTTCCATAAGTTGAAACAGCTTCTTGCCATTCTGTAAACGTGCTCTTATATATCGTGTTATATACATCATAGTTCAGCTGAGCCATATAATTGATTTCTTTCTAAGAGAAACCTTTTATGACTTCAACTGTACTGAACATATTCATTCGTTTAAAGAAATACTTGTAGTTGATTTCATTGGCTAATACATAAGACCTGGATGTATGCGGTGCAATCAACTGAGTCAGCATTATATCTTCAGCAGGTAAACCGAAAATAATGTCTGTATCACTTGTAATCTTAAAGTTTTCATTAAGACTTACTTCGGTACCGTCTTTCATATAACCAACACCTTGAATCTCGAATGAACCAGGAGTATTAGCAACATCTTTCGGCAAGTTTCCACCTAATCCGTCAGTTACTGCATATTCAACATATATAGTCGCTCCTTCATCAGGTATTTTACCCATCACACCATTACCGAAAATAATATCGATACCGCCGTTAATACCAGTTTTTACGAGACATGCCTATTGATTATAACCCATATCCTGTAATGAATCCATTTTATCCCATAATTCACCGTTTACGTAAACATTGATATAGTACTCATCAATATCTGCATAATTCCTTTCTGTAAAATTATAAGACTGTAATGGTCCTCCAGATGCAGTTGCAGCTTGGTATTTAATAACACCTTGTAATATTGTTGCTGTTACAAAATTGCCGGCTGTCATAGTAATCTATGCTGTATCAGCACCGAATAATATCGTATATGTAGCACCAGTATATACACTTATCATTTTTGTCTTATTAGGAATAAAACATACTTTACCATTTAAATCCTAATTACCTGTATCATAATAAGTTATACGTATAGCACCCCGAGCAGCTATAGCTCGTCCTGCATTATGTCCTGCGAGTCGAGCTAAACCTCTAATTTGATCTGGTCTATAAGCTGTTTTTATATTCAAGCCGGTAATAGAATCTTCTATATAGTAGAAAATCATTCTTCCTAGATGAAGCACAACTGATAGAATCTATGCAAACGGAGATGCCATTGTAAACTATTCGCCTGTTGCATTATATGTTCGTTTAACCCAGTTTACAGCATCAGCCCAAAGCTATTCATATTTTAGTCTGTTTAACTTGAATATTTTTAAATCATATATTGAAGCCATTTTTATTATGCGTTTTCAATTTTAGATAATCGTTTGTTAATTTCTCCTATCATTTGTTTAAGACTGTCGTTTTCAGTCTGGAGCCGTGATATTTGTTCTTTATACTCTTTCTCTTTTTTCTGAAGATCACCAACTACAAGTGCAATAGCTGCATTATAATTAACTCTCCAATGATCCTCATCATCTTTTTCCATTAAGCATGTTAAACCATGTTCTTCCAAATCCTGTGCTAAGAAACCGTATGATAATTCAGAAGTATCAATCCACTTAAATTGTATAACTTCAGGTATATAGATAGATGAATCTATACCTTTTTGAATATCTGTTTTCAAAGCAATATCAGAACTTGCATAAAACGCATTTGCATATACATTTTTTCTTGATACATATACATTTGGCTCAACATTACCTTCTTCTGCGATATATGCAGTTTCACCGAAATCACGTTCTTGATAAGATTGTTCTGTAATACCTAATATATAGTATTTGCTATAATTCGCGTTTGAATATTTCAGCGAACCTGCGTTATATGTAGACCATACAAGTTGACTGTTTGCGTAGTTGTAAACAGGAACTTTACCATTTTCGTTAATACCCGGTTTTTTCCATGTAGTACCGAGCTGGTTCAAACCGTATTCTTCTGATAAACTACCCCAGAGGGAAATGTAAGAATCTTCATTAGGACATGCAAGAATAAGATTCTGTCCGTTATAACCAATACCCGGTAACTGGTTAGTCGGTGTTGTACTGTTTTTTGAACCCCATACAATACCACCGGACATTTTACCACCAGTTAACAATAGATAAGTTGATGTATTATAAGCTCTTTCATTATTCAAATGGATCTCAAGCTGGTTAATTAAATTAGATAATTCATCATACTTATTCTTAATATCTGTACTTATATCATCAATAACTTGGGTTGCGCGAACTGCCGCGTTAATCGAATATAAAGAAACATCCAAGCGGTATAAACCTGAAGCTGTATCTGATTCGATTTTAGTAATATAGTAATATGGAATCATTGCATTGTTCAATGACTCTAAAATATTCTCTTTAGAAACCATATTCAAACGATTACCAACAACCAATAAACGGTTATTTAATGACGTTCTGTATACTTGTCCGTTATATGTCTGCTCGAAATATAAAGATTCTATACATGTAGCCGGGGATTGCGGTACTCGTTTTT